CTTATCCATTAAGTAATCGTCAAGAGATTGTTGAGTCATTGGCCATTCATTATAAAGATTGACAATATTGTTTGATAAGAGTACTACCCAATCCAAACTGGAATCTTTATAGATTTCAAATGCAACGTTGTCAGGTCTATCATCACCTTTAACATTATATTTTTGAAAGACCGTTAAGTCTTGGAAGATGTCTTCTCTTAACTTTCCTTTCTTAAAAAAGTTTTTTACTTGTGTGTAGTTTGAAATAAATTTACCATCTTTTGTACGGTTAACGTATTCAAAGTCTGGTATGTTACGGAAGTATCGATTTGCCATATTAATACCCTATAGATTTGTCATTATTACCATCAATTGTTGCATAATCATCATTGTATATGGGTTCTAATTCTGTGAAACTGAATTGAACATCGTATGAAACCATAGATGTATCTTCATAGGTTGCATAGTTTCCATCTGGTGTGTAGTTTACATTGAAACCTTGTAATGCACATTCTTTTACTCTTGGTAAAAATTCATGTTCTGAGTTACCACTATTAGATAACCACTGTAACTTATATGTGTTAGGTGATTTTAAAAATAGATTACTTTCTGTTCTTTGTGCGGCCATTGATTGCTTAAACATTCTAATAATTCTTTTCACCATATAACTTTCTTCTCTACTTCTAGGACTCATTTTAAAGTTAAATGCAAATGGTCTTAGAGTTGGTTTATCAAAAAGTAATTCCATATTAGGATTGACAATTGCACCAGTTCTTCTGGTCATAATTTTACTATTCATTCCTGTTGCTGCTTTAGTAAACACAGCAGCAAGTCCCATCTTTACACCCTTAGCATCACTACCAGTCATTGCTGCTTTGGCAGTGTCTCCTAGATTTTTTGCTAGTGTTTGCCCAGGTGTTGCACTTGTAAGAGCATCAAAAGTAGCACCAGCAATTGCTAGTTCTACTGGGTTCATTGTATTCTCACCCCAACTAACAGAGTTCTGATCACCAACTCCACCTGGTACTGGTAATACACAGGAACCAATTACTCTTTGTGTAAAACTTTGTCTAGGTCCTAGTTTATATGCTGCTGAATCTTTACCTTGTTTTCTTGGAGAATATTTAAGAACTGATATTTTTAATCTATCTTGCCCTCTATGATTTCTTAGTGCAACTGGATAATATAAATGTTTTGAATATGAATTTCTTGTTCCTTTCTTTCCTTCTAATGCTTCCTCCATAGATGTTTGTCTCATCCCACCAGAACCACTACCAATATTAGCTTCAGCTGAGAATCCTAACTTATTTGTACCCAAATATTCTGACAATTTTGCTGCTGCACCTGCCTTTGTATCCATACCAAAGGTTCTTCCATATCCAGCACCATTAAATCTTTTTGCCAGTGCGGTGGCAGCAGCATCATTAACCTGGGATTGGAAGTTACTTTTTCTATCGTTTAATTCTAACCAACCTTCATCAGGTGTTACCCAGCCTTGGGTAGTATCTGCTGAGTCTCTATATTGCCTTTCCCATATATTTCCTTTACTTAATTTGGCACCAGTAGTCCAAGTTGCATTGACACCACCACCAGTTATCCCACCATCTATTGCTGTGAGATCATTTTGTAATTGAGTTTCAAAACCTGTTGGTGTTCCATTTGTATCTGTAGAGTAGTCAACATTAACTCTATAGGCGGTTCTCTTTTTAGTACCGTCATCTTGAGTTGTTGTTCTATAAATCGTAGGTGATGACGCAGATGCCATATATAAGACTTTTTATTTATTTAGGATGAATTTTGCATAAGGTATGGCCATAAGGTCATCAAGTTCATTCCACTGTACAATATATAATTGACCTGCCAGTTCATTCCAGGTATAGTTCCTGGATTTTTGCCAGTGAAAGTTGAGTCCTTTGAAACCCCACTGCTCTAATGCTGTACAAGCAATGAGTGGGTGTTGGTCATATGTTTCTCCAGGAGTCTTTGCATTATAAACAAATGTATAGAACTTACCTACTTCAGGTATAGGTGTAACAGTATCATTTAATAGTTGCATAATTTCTAACATCATATCTTCAGGGTCGTTGGTTCTGAGGTTTATATCATTTCCTATAATTCTATTTTCATTTTGATCAAATTTTTCATCAAATACAAATTCTTTACCAGGAGAGTATGTCATTATCTGATACCTAATTCTTGTTCTGTTATGATTTTAAATTCAATACGATTATCTTTACAGAATTCAGATGCTGCTTTCCATTTTGCTTGGTTAACAGCATAGGTTTGACACTCATAGATGTATGATTTGGTCACTCTCTTTCTTGGTTTAGGTGGTAGTGTTTGTTTCTTTGGTTTGACTTCAACCACATATGTTTTAATTTTATTATTAGTTTCTTTTACTTTAATAAGAAAGTCTGGATAGTAACGATGTACTTTATTATCTTTGGGAGAAACATATGGTATGTTAATTTCTTCTGATGCCCAAGAGATTACACTATCTTTTCTATCTGCCCATTGACAAAACTTTCTTTCCCAACTACTTCTACATACAATATTGTTGGGATTACCTTGATATTTCTTTGGATTTAATGGTTTGTACCGACTCTTAATACTTTCTGCCATTATCTTGCATACATAATATATAAGGTCAAATAGTATTTATAAATGGCATCACCAAGACCAAGAGGGAGATCTCTCTCAGAAGTTAAAGCCAAATTATTAAATCCTGCTACTACTTCCCATTATCAGGTAATGATTGGGGATCCATTTCAGAGTGGTCCTCCTGGTGTAGGTGGATTTAATGCAGGTATTGCAGATTTTTCAGAGTATCTTCGTAGACAGGGGTTGACTGAGATAGGTGGAAGTCTTCCTATTGATAAGAGAGATAAATTAAATCTAATGTGTTGTGATACTGCACTACCAGGATCAAACTTTGCAACAACAGAACTTCTTAATGATAGTACTGGCGTGACAGAAAGGCACGTTCATCGTAGAATATTTGATGATAGAATTGATTTAACATTTTATTGTGATGCTGTAGAGTATCTACCGATTAGATACTTTGAAGCGTGGATGCAATTCATTGGTAATGAAAAGATGGATAATAAAAATCCACAATTTTTTTATCGGATGAGATTTCCAAATCAATATAAAGGATCTCTTGAAATAACAAAGTTTGAAAAGAACTTAGAGGCAAAGAGGGGTAGTGCTGATAGGATTAGGAGAGCAATACCTCTTACTTATACCTTTATCAATACCTATCCAATTTCTATTGCTTCGATGCCCGTTAGTTATGAATCATCATCTCTTTTGAAGTGTACAGTATCGATGACTTATTCTAGATACACTACAACTCCTGGTAATTCTGATGCTTCAGATCCAGTTCTTAACCCTAGAGGTATGGCAGGATTTAATGCATCATCATTTGCTGGTAGATTAACTAACATGGCAGTTGATAGACTGACTGGTAATGATCTTCTTGGAGACATTGCTGGTGGCGCAGTACAAGCTTTACTACGCTGATAAATAAATTTACTGAATTGTATTAGGACATTATGCCTTTACCAAAAATTGCGACTCCAAGTTATGAATTGGAGTTGCCATCGACAGGAAAGACTATTACATATAGACCCTTTCTAGTTAAAGAAGAAAAATTACTTGTTATTGCTTTAGAGACTGAAGATACAAAACAAATTACGAATGCTATTAAAGCAGTTATTAAAGCCTGTGTACTCACAAAAGGTATTAAAGTAGAGACACTACCTACATTTGATATCGAATATCTATTTTTAAATATCAGAGGTAAGTCTGTCGGAGAAGATTTAGATGTTAATATTATTTGTCCAGATGATGAAGAGACTCAAGTAACTGTTAATATTAATCTCGATGATATTCAGATTGAGAAATCCGAAGAACATACTAATCAGATTAAATTGGATGGTAATTTGATGATGGAGATGAAGTATCCATCTTTGAATGAGTTTATTAAAAATAATTTTGATTTCCAAGAAGGAAAAAATCAGATGGATCAATCATTTGAATTGATTGCACAATGTATTGATAAGATCTATACAGAGGAAGAGGTGTGGACTGCATCTGATTGTACAAAGAAAGAAATGAATGACTTCCTTGAGTCAATGAATTCCAGTCAATTTAAAAAGATTGAAGAATTCTTTACAACAATGCCTAAATTATCCCACACAATTGAAGTAACAAATCCCAATACAAAAGTTAAGAGTGAAGTGGTACTGGAGGGTTTAGCGTCTTTTTTCGCATAGCCATGGTCCATATGGACCTTGAAAGTTATTTCAGGCTTAATTTTTCATTGATGCAGTACCATAAATATAGCTTAACAGAGATTGAAAACTTAATCCCTTGGGAGAGAGACATTTATGTTGGACTATTAAAACAGCATCTTGAAGAAGAGAGGCTGAAACAACAACAAGAACAAAGTAATGGCTGAAGTAACTGGTTCTGGATTAGCACTACCACCAGCATCAACAACTAGAAAGGGAGTAGATCCATCCAAATTTATGGGTGCAACTGCTGCTGCAGGTGGAGCTTTAGAGAAGAGAGTTGCAAATGGTGAGAAGAAGATAACTATAATGAAAAATATTCTAAAGATGCATAGTAAGTCTTTAGATAATATAAGGAATGCTATACAAGATATCGCTGGTTCTGTTGATCAGATAGCTGATACAATGGGGGAGCAGAAAAAACTTGATACTAAGATTGCTGATGATAATAGAAAGGCTAATGAAAGGAAGAAGAGAGGTTTAAGAGAAAAAACTTTAGAGGCAGGTGGTAAAGCATTTAATATAGTAGCAAAGACTGCACAAAAAGCAATTGCACCTGTTACTAATATCTTTAAACAGATTGGAATGTTTCTGCTTAAGTTTCTAGCAGCAACTGCAGTTATGAAACTAATAGATTGGTTTACTAATGCAGAAAATATAGGTAAAGTCAAATCGATATTCAGGTTCCTTAAGGATTGGTGGCCTACTTTAGTTGCAGGTCTTGTCTTATTTGCTGGAGTAGTATTGGGTCCTGCTGGAATAATTGTAGGAATTATTGCATTAGTAGCAGTGTTCTTACCAAAATTAATTAATACTGTTAAAACTTTATTTGGATTTGGTAAACAGGCAGATAAAGCTGTTGAAGATGCAGATAAAAATACATTAGGTGAAGTTCAAAAGGGGATGGATGGTATTGAGAAGGGTGTAGATAATATTGATGCAGATAAAGCATTGCAACAAGCGGAAAAAGATCAGACAACACCACCAACACAGTTAAAAGATGCATCTGAAAAAGGAAAGGAGGCAGCGCAATTACCAGAACAGAAGTTTGCAGAAGGTGGAGAAGTAAAGGGACCAGGTGGAGTAGATAAAGTTCCTGCAAAATTAAGTGCTGGTGAGTTTGTGATGAGTAAGGGTGCAGTAGATACTTGGGGTACTGATATGCTTGCTGGAATGAATGCTGCTGGTAAAGGATCTACTACGATTGATAATAGTGTTGGTTCAATAAGTCATAATGTAAGTAATGTGATTCCTTATAGGGGACAAGAATATGGTAAACCATATGCTAAGGGTGGTTCTGTAACAGGACCTGGTGGTGTTGATAAAGTTTCTGTTAAATTAACTGCTGGTGAATTTGTTATGAGTAGAGATGCAGTTAAAGCATTTGGAGAGAATACTTTTGCATCAATGAACATAGCAGGTGGAGGAACAAATAATCCAGTAGGTAATAAGTATTTTGTTGGTGGATTAGTTAAGAAAGCTAAGGAGGTTGCTGGTAAAGGTCTTGAGATTGCTGGTAATGTAATGGATCCTCTTGGGATTGGTGAGAAGTTGGTATCAGGTGTTAAAAAAGTTGCTGGAATGGCTGCTAATGTTGCAGGTTCAGTTGGTGGTGCTGTTGCTGATATTGCAAGACCTAAGATGACTGTTGCTGAGAAACAATTAAGTAAAGCACCTCCACCCCCACCAACAGATCCAAATTCAAAAGTTGAGATAGATGTTCCTCCTGCACAAGGTGGTGCTGGTGTTGGTGGAGGTTCGGATTCTAGTGGAAGGGGATTGCCATCTTTTAGTGCTGCAGCATGGGGTGGTAAACCAAAAGAACATACCTTGGGGATAAGAAGATAAGATGGCAGTAGGTATCCTAGCAGGAATAGGAAAGGTTGCTCTTGGTGGAGCCAAGATGGCAGGTAAAGCTGCTGTTGGTGGAGCCAAGGCAGTAGGTAAAGGAACAGGACGTGCAGGAAAAGTTGCTGCAAGAAGAGCAAATGTTCAGAAGATAATGGGTGGAGGTGAAAAAAAAGAGAAAGCAAAGATAACTCCCAAGAGTTTTATGGGTTCTTCCTCTGGTAAGAAAGGAAAGACACCAGTATCTAAAGTTGCTCTTAAACTTAAGGATGTTAGTAACAACTTAAAAGATAATCTTGTACTTGATAAAGTAAAGTTTGCTATTGATAAAAGGAATAGGGAAAAACAAAGAGCTGCTGATAGAGAAAAGGAATTAGAATCACAGAAAAAAGATAAGGGTGGAACGTTAAAGGGACCTCTTGCTGCAGCAAAAGGGTTCTTGGATAGAATAACAGGATTCTTATTAAATTTTCTTTGGGGTGCTATTGTAATTAAGTTTGCTGATCTTGCTAAGAATCCTAAGGTATTGGGTTTTATTAATGGGGTTGGTAAATTTATTGATAATGTTTCTACTTTTGCTGTAGGGGCTCTTGATGCTTTTGCATCTTTTGTTGAGTTTGGATATAAACTTTATGATGGTGTGAGGGGATGGGTAGGTAATACCTTTGGACCAGATGGAGTTAAGAAATTTGATACCCTTATGGGTAATCTTAATAATTTGCTGAATGGATTTGGGATAATTGGATTAGTCTATCTTAAGTTTAGGAAGTTCTTTAATAAGTTAATTGGTAATGTCTTTAAGATTTTTAGACGGGGTATAGGTAGAGCATTCAAACGATTGATGATTAAGTTTGGTGGTAAATGGGCTGGTAAAGCAGCACAATGGGCTACGAGACTTGCACAAAAAGGTATTACAGTTGCAAAGAATTTTGGTGGTAAACTTCTTAAAGGTGGTGGTACTCTTTTAAAAAATCTTGGTGGTAAAGTAGGAGGAAAGGCAGCAGGTAAGGTAGGTGGATGGGCTGCTAAGATATTTGGTAAAGCAGCAAAGTTTGTTGCACCTGCATTGAAAGCAGCAATGCCAGCAGCGAAAGGATTTTTTAGTAGGATTCCTATCGTAGGTCCTTTAGTTATTGCTATTATATCTTTACTCTCTGGAGAACCTCCTGGTTTAGCAATATTTAAAGCACTTGGTGCTGCATTGGGTGGAGCACTTGGAACATTCATTCCTATTCCTATTATTGGTACACTAATTGGTGAAACGATTGGTGTGTTTGTTGGTGATTTACTTTATAGTTTATTATTTGGTGGTGGTATCAGTGAGGTTGGTCAAAAACTTAAGGATACATTTAAGACATTTATTAAACCAATATGGGATTTCTTTGCGAATGGAATTAGTAGGTTCTTTAAAGAGTTCCCAACATTTGACATTCCTAATATAGGTATTCAGGATATACTTACTGATGTATTAAGTGCTAAGTGGCCACAATGGTTGCCTTGGATTGGTAATAAACCAGTCTTTGGTACTTTGGTTGAACATATTCCTGGTTTTATAAAGAATCTTCCTAGACTACCTAAAGTTTTGGGAACTGTTACTCCTTTCATGGCACCTTTACTGATGCCTATGTTGGAAGGTGGGGAACTGAAGAAACTCCCTCAGTTGTGGCAGTTATTTAATCCATTATTCTTACCAAAACATTTAGCATCATCATTCTTCCCAGGAATTGCGAAGAAACCATCTAAACCAACAGCACCTAAACCTGGTGCCTCTGCTGGTGGACAAACTCAAGCAGATGCTGCTAAGGCAGAGAAGAAGAGGTTGGAAGATGAGAAACGGAAAGCAGAATGGGAAGCTAAGAAGAAAGCAATGAAGCAGAAGTTTGATAATGTTGTTGCTAATGCTAAGAAGGGAATAACAAATCTTCTTGGCGGTGCTAAGAATATACTTGGTAATCTCACTGCTAAACCTGTTAGTGATGCATTTGTGGTTGGTACTGATAACACTGCATTGATTGAGAATGATGCTCCAGGATTCTTGAATGCTCTTAAGGAGTCTAAGGGTGATGAGACAATAGAACTTCTAAGAAATTATGCTTCTTATGAAACTGGAACAGCAAAGACTAAATTTATTCCAATACCTTTACCACAGGTTGATCCAACACCAATC